TTGTGATCCCGCGTCGATGTCGTCGGCCAGCTCGCTAGATTGGCGGCTACTGTTAACGGCAGTCCCCCCTGCGCGTATGGTTTCGTCCGATTCGATGCGGAGTCTACTGTCGGCGTCGGCCAACTCGCCAGATGAACTTCGTCCCTCAGTTTGTACTTGCCCGCCGTGCCCGGTCGTATCTCCATCACGCCGCCTTCCCCGTCCGACTTCTGAGGACTGCGCCACGAAGTACAGTCGGTGTCGAATATGCGGCGCACCGACCCCCGCAGCAGGGATACCGGCAGCCCCAAGGCTGTAACCTTCTCCTTCCACGTCAGCTTGAACAAGGTCGAGCCAACCGTGCTTAATCGCGCTTTCAACTTGTTCCCCAAAGACAACGTCAGGTCGGCACTGCTTAATGAGCTCAAACCAGACGGGCCAGAGATGGCGTTCGTCGGTTGTCCCTGCGCCGTTGCCGGCAATGCTGAAGGGTTGGCACGGGCAACTACCTGTCCAAACAGATCGACTATCAGACCATCCTGATTGACGTAATGCGTGGCTCCAGACTCCAATACCCGCAAAGAAATGGCACTGGGTGTACCCTGTAAGATCGCTTGCCTTGACATCCACAATACTCCTTGTATCAACATCGCCAGACGCAATGTGACCCGCGTCGATTAAATTCCGAAGCCACTGCGCGGCGTACGGGTCTATTTCGTTGTAGTACGCTTTAGCCATTCGTCCACCTGTTCTATCGTCCATAAACACATATAGTTCTGATTCAACAGCGTCATGTCCGACATGAACATCTTCTGCAACGCTGACAGCCTGCCGCCCTTGGTCTTCAACTCCACAAACCATGTGCTGCCGTCAGGCAGACACGCAATCCGATCTGCTACGCCTTTGCGCCCTGGTGACGTGAACTTCCACGTCTTGCCACCGATGCGCTCAACCGCCCAGACGAAATGATTTTCAACTATTTTTTCTTTCATGTCAAAAAGTTTAGCACAGTTTTATTTTCTATGCTATAGTTCAGTCTCAATTAACTAAAGGAGAGTCAAATGGAGCCAGCATTTCCCGCACTACCAATTAGCAGATCGTTGAACGGCGAGTTGGTGTATCAATCTAAGGGTTTAACAATACGCGACTACATGGCGGCAAAAGCTATGCAAGCGTTGTTATCAGACCCCGATTGGCGACAAGCTAATAAACTTTGCTCAGACCCCAAAAAACCAAAAGGCATGTTGCGAGATGAAACCGCAATTGCCGCATACAAACAAGCAGACGCAATGCTGAAAGCGAGGGAAGCATGAACCACAGTAAGATAGTTGGCGGCTCAACCGCCAAGCGCGTTATGAACTGCCCTGGCAGTGTGGTCTTGGTGCAGAAGATGCCGCCCCAGCCCAGCAACAAGTACGCCGACGAGGGTACGCTGTTGCACAACGTCATCGCTGAAATAGTGATGTCAGACGAACACCCAGAGTCATTCCTTGGCCGCACTTACAACGACCAAGTGCTGACGCTGGACTTGATCGACAACAAACTGGTGCCAGCCCTTGCGGCGCTGGACGTGATCGACCCTAACAAGGAGATGGAAATTGAAGCTGAAACACGTGTTGGCTTTGGTGACTTGTTGCCTGGGGTATTCGGCAGCACTGACCTTATTGGGCGTATCGGCAAACGTGCAATTGTCCTTGATTGGAAGTTTGGTGATGGTGTGGCTGTTGACGTAGAGGAAAACCCTCAGTTGATGTTCTACGCCGCTGCCGCAATGCGTACCGAAGAAGCCAAATGGGCGTTCAAGGACGTTGAAGAAATTGAGATGGTGATCGTCCAGCCGCCAGCAGTCAAGCGTTGGGTGACCACACCGGCTCGCATTGCCCAGTTTGAGAAAGACTTGGTCAAGGCCGTCAAGTTGGCGCAGCAACCGAATGCCGAACTGAAGATCGGCGATCACTGCCGTTGGTGCGCGGCCAAGCCCATCTGCCCACAGATGACCGGCGCTGTTGACCGTGCGCTCAAGACGCAAGTCGAAGCCATTGATGTGCAGACGTTGGGTGCCTACTTGGCCAACGCTGATATGCTGGAAGATTGGATCAAAGACCTTCGTGCGCTGGCGCATCAGATTCTGGACAGCGGTGCGCCGGTGCCTGGGTATAAACTGGTGGCCAAGCGTGGCACACGTCAGTGGGTAGATGAAGGTAAGGCTGCTTTAGCTTTGGCCGGAATGGATATCTTTCCACATAAAACAGAGATCATTTCTCCAGCGCAAGCGGAGAAGGAACTCAAAAAGAGCAAGAAGACATTGCCCGACGATCTTGTCGTGTCAGTGTCTTCAGGCACAACATTGGCGGTGGAGAGCGATCCCCGTCCGGCAGTGTTGCAAATCGGGAAGCAGTTGACTGCGGCCCTTCAGAAACTCCAATAAAGGAAAAACAAATGTCCAATTTAGTAGCGTTCTCTCAAGCGGGCTTGCCCGCAGTTTCCACCCTGTCATCCGCGCTGCGGGCGATCCAATCCGATGTCGGCCCAGCCGGTACAGCTATCCTCAAAATGGATAAGACTGGCCACTGGGTCTTCGGTGCCGATCAGACCGAAGTCGAAGACGATAGCAAGTGGGCGATCAACCCCTTCTCCTTTGTCCACGGCTTCATCGCTTGGGGTGACGGTGAGGTGTTGGCCGAAAAGATGGCCAGTGTCAGCCAGCCGTTGCCTGAACTCGACGAAGCGCCCCCAAGTGCCAAGAAGGGTTGGGAAACACAAGTTGGCCTGAGCTTGAAGTGCATCAGCGGCGAAGACAAAGGAATGGAAGCGCGTTACACGACCACGTCAGTGGGCGGTAAGAAAGCGGTTCAGTCCATCGCTGTCGCCTTGGCCGAGCAGGTCGATAAAGATCAAACCAAGCCTGTGGCCATCGTGCGTCTGCGTAAAGACCACTACGCCCACAAAAGCTACGGCAAGATTTACACGCCTGTGTTTGAGGTGATCGAATGGGTCAGCATGGACGGCGAACCGGTTCCGGAAGAAGCCGCACCAGCGCCAGCAGGTCGTCGTCGTCGGTCTGCCTAAGCGTCTTTTCTGATGCCGCGTGACAGGCGGCATTGGAAAGGAGACACAGTATGAAACACGTTATTGGTTTGAGTGGCGGCAAAGATTCAACTGCACTGGCGCTGCGCTTGATGGAAGTTGAACCGCGTGAGTATGAACTGATCTGCAATGCCACCGGCAACGAGTTGCCCGAGATGGTTCAGCACTGGGAAAAGTTGGAGCGCATGTTGGGCTTACCGATCAAGAAGGTTGGCCACACGACTGACCTGTATGGTTTGATTGATGAGCAGCAGATGCTGCCCAACTTTCGCGCCAGATGGTGTACGCGCATCTTGAAGATCGAACCAACGATCAAGTATTTTGAAACGCTGCCTGAAGGGTCGGTGCTGTACGTTGGCCTTCGCGCTGACGAAGAAGCACGGCGCGGCATCTACGGCGAAGACATGAAGATCCGCTTCCCCATGCGTGAGTGGGGCTGGAAAGAAGCAGATGTTTGGGAGTACTTGGCCAAGCGCGAAGTCACCATACCCCGACGCACTGACTGCGCGGTGTGCCCGTACCAACGTCTAGGTGAGTGGCGTGATCTGTGGCGTGACTACCCCGAAGAGTATGCCCGAGGTGTTGCCATTGAAGAAAAGCTCGGCCACACCTTTAGATCGCCCCAGCGTGACACTTGGCCCGCGTCCCTTAAAGAGTTGGCTGTTGAGTTTGAAAGCGGTCGTAAGATTCGCGGCGAAGGTAAAGTCCCAACCTGTAGAGTGTGTTCGCTGTAATGCTTTGGCTAGACTTTGAAACCCGCAGCCGCTGCGATTTACTCAAGCACGGTGTGTACAACTACGCGCAAGATCCCAGCACCGAAGTGCTGTGCATGTCTTACGCCTTTGATGATGAGGACGTTCAGACATGGGTGCCAGACCACACCAAACTGGCTGGCGGCTTTCCATACCGTGTGGCTGCGTACACCGGCATGATCTACGCCCACAATGCAGCGTTTGAACGCCTGATATTCTGGTATGTGTTGCAGGTCAATTTCAAGTTGGAGCAGTTTTGTTGCACTGCAACACAAGCCCGCGCCAATTGTGCGCCTGGCTCGCTGGAAGACGTTGGCCGGTTTGCTGGCGCGTCCATGAAGAAAAGCCACCGTGGCGCTCAGTTGATCCGCTTGCTGTCAATCCCCCGCGCGGATGGGACGTTCAACAACGACCCCACACTCATGGCCGAGATGATTGATTATTGCGAACAAGATGTCCGTGCCATGCGTTTTATCAGCAAGGCTCTGCGCCCGTTGAGCGCCGACGAGCTGGCCGATTACCACGTCAACGAGCGCATTAACGACCGTGGCGTGTTGGTGGACGTGCCCCTGTGCACTGCGGCCGTCAAGTTTGCCAGCGATGAGCTGGTCGAGATCGAACAGATCGTGGCCGAGGTGACCGAGGGTGCCATCACCAGCGTCCGGTCGCCTAAGATGCGCCAGTGGGTGATCGACCGCGTTGGCCCCCAGGCTTTGAAGCTGATGGAAACCTATAAAGACGGCGAGAAGAAATATTCGATTGACAAGACTGTGCGAGCGAATCTGCTTGCAATGGAGAACCCAGATGAGATACCGCCCGCTGTTGCCGAGGTCATCCAATGCGCGGACGACCTATGGGCCTCTTCGGTTGCGAAGTTCAGCCGCCTTGCATCTCTTGCAGACGTCGAGGACAACCGAGTCCGAGGAGCTTTCGTGTTTGCTGGAGGATCTGCGACAGGTCGAGCTTCAAGCTATGGAGCCCAAGTTCACAATTTCACTCGCAAGTGCGCCAAATCGCCCGAGGACGTTAGAACTGCAATGGTCAGAGGCCATTCAATTGTTCCTCAGTTTGGCAAGCGCGTTACAGATGTCCTCAAAGGAATGCTCCGGCCCGCACTGATACCGGCTAAGGGAAAATCCTTAGTCGTGGCCGATTGGGCGTCCATCGAAGCCCGTGCGACACCCTGGCTGTCCAACTGCCCCGCCGGTGAGCGCAAGCTGGCCATCTTCGCCCAAGGCGAGGACGTCTACAAGGTCAACGCTTCGGCTACCTTTGGCGTGACGGTCGATCAGGTCACCGGTGAGCAGCGCCAGATCGGCAAAGTCCAAGAGCTTGCCTGCGGCTTTGCCGGTGGCGTTGGTGCCTTTGCCGCGATGGGCCGCGCCTACGGTGTGCACTTGCCCGAGTCCGATGCCAAGCGCATGGTTGACGCATGGCGTAGGGCAAACCCTTGGTCGGTGCCATATTGGCAAGACTTGGAAGAAGCCTACACCCGCGCCATGCGAAACAAAGGCCATGAGTTCAGCGTGGGGCGGGTTACCTATCTGTTTGACGGTCAGCATCTCTGGTACGCTCTGCCCTCCGGTCGCATCCTGTGCTACCCGTTTGCCAAGTTGGAAGCCGACGGCGTGACCTACGCCAAGGCCGCATGGAAACCGGCAGCAGACGCAAAAGAATGGCCACGCGCAAGGCTTTGGAAAGGGTTGGCGTGTGAGAATATCACCCAAGCCACCGCCAACGATTTGCTGCGCCACTCCCTGCGCCAGCTCGACGACGTGGTCTTGCATGTGCATGATGAGATAGTGTTGGAAACCGACCGGCCAGAAGAGATGGCCGTGCGGCTCAAAGAGGTGATGTGTACGCCACCCGAATGGGCTAAGGGTTTACCCCTTGGCGCAGAGGTGGCGATCATGTCGAGATACGGCAAATAAAAAGCCCGCTGGCAGGCGGGCTTTAACTGGAGCACTAACTTGGAATTCTTGGAATTTATCACAAAACTCGCCCCAAGCGGCGAAACAGCACTAATTGTCCGACAAAAACCACAATTAAAAGACGGTCAGATTCAACTTCACGCCGACGGCGCAGTCAAATGCACATGGCCAGCGCACCTGCCCACCAAGGGCACCAAGCCCAAAGAAGCCTGGTACGCCAACACCGCCAGCTTCGTCGTTGATCGCTTCACCGATGGCCGCGTGTCAGCGTCCGCAGCCAATTGCGAGTACATCTTAGTGATGATGCTCGACGACATTGGCACCAAGTCCAAGACGCCGCCCATCGCCCCGACATGGATCATGGAAACGTCCCCTGGCTCATTCCAGTGGGGCTACGCCTTCGTTGATCAGCCAACCAAAGCCGAGTTCAGCGCAGCAATCCGCGCCATCGCCGACGCGGGTTACACCGACCCTGGTGCTTGCAACCCTGTTCGCAACTTCCGGTTGCCTGGTTCGGTCAACCTGAAACCCGACCGTAACAATTTCGAGTCGCGCTTGGTCGAGTTTCACCCAGACCGTGAGTTCACGCTACCTGAGATATGCGCCGCTTTGGGCGTGGTGCCGGTGGAAGCCGACTCGCTTACCCTTCGGCCGATCCGCTTGTCGGACGACGGTGCCGACGATGTCATGGCGTGGCTGTCCCAGCAGGGTCTGCTGCTGTCCCGACCCAATGGCGAAGGTTGGGCTGGCGTGATCTGCCCCAACGGTGCCGAGCATACCGACGGCAACCCCGAAGGCCGGTACATGCCCGCCAACCGTGCCTACTGTTGCCTGCATTCGCATTGCGTGGACTTTGACTCCCGCATGTTCCTGCAATGGGTGGCCGACAATAACGGCCCCAGCCACACACCTGGGCTTCGTGAGGAACTGCTGGTGCAGGCGATGGATACCGCGCTGTCCAAGATCAGCCCGACACCAGACTACCCCGATGTCGCCGCTGCGGTGATTGCCGAGGTCGAGCGCAAAGAGCTTGGCCGCATTGAGAAGTCCGAGTGGTTTGAACGGTTTGCGTACATCCAAGTAGATGATGCGTTCTTCGACATGCAAGACCGCCGTGAGATCAGTCGGCACACTTTCAACGCCCTGTTCCGGCACATAGACTGCAAGTCAGTTCACAACAGCAAACGCCGGATTGAGGCAGGCACGTCGTTTGACGAGCTACGCCAAGCCAAGGGTGCCAAGGCTTTGATCGGTGTCACTTACGCCGCTGGTGAGTCCGTGCTGGTCGCCCGTGATGGCATGGTGTACGGCAACCGTTGGCGTGATGCCCGACCCAAGGCCGCGCCTGGTGACATCAGCCAATGGCTCGCGCACGTCGAGCGCATGGTGCCAGAACGGTTTGAGCGTGAACACCTGCTCAACGCGCTGGCGCACAAGGTGCAGTTTCCAACGCACAAGATCAACCATGCGATCCTGATGGGCGGCAATCACGGGTCGGGCAAGGACACCCTTTTCGCGCCGTTTTTCTGGGCGATCGGTGGCCGCGCCAAAGTGAATTGCAGCATGATTAAGAATGAAGACCTGACTTCCCAATGGGGCTACGGACTTGAATGTGAAGTCATGGAGATCGCCGAGCTACGCCAAGCGGAGGCAAAAGACCGCCGCGCGTTGGAAAACCACCTCAAGCCCATCATCGCCGCGCCGCCAGAGTACCTGATGGTCAACCGTAAGGGTTTGCACCCATACTACGCCCTGAACCGCGTTTTCGTGGTCGCGTTCAGTAATGAGCGCGTGGCCATCTCGATACCCAGCGAAGACCGCCGATGGTTTGTGATCTGGGCAGAGGCTTCTAAACTACCAGAGGCTCAGGCGGTGAGCTTGTGGAACTGGTATCAGCACCGTGGCGGCTTTGAGGCTGTCGCCCATTACCTACACACCCGTGACGTGTCAGCGTGGAACCCGACCGCCCCGCCCCCTATGACCGAGGCCAAGGCCATCATGGTCGAGCATGGCATGAGTACCGCCGAGTCGTTCTTGGTTGACCTTATGCGCCGCCGCGCTGGCGAGTTCTCCCGTGGCGTGGTCGGTGGCCCTTTTCATCCGATCTGCGACCGCTTGCAGGGTCAAGCACCTGTCGGAGTCAAGATTGTGCAGGCCGCGTTATTGCACGCGCTGAAAGAGGCCGGATGGGTGGACATGGGCAGAATTAAGTCCCGTGACTATGACACCAAGAAGCATGTGTTCTGCGTGCGTGAGCTGGTGGACATGTCAAAGTCAGACTTGCGCCGCATGGTCGAAGTTTAAGCAAAAAAAGAGCCCCTTTGCAGGGGCTCGTTAAGTTTAGGCAACTGCTCAGAGGCCAAGCAGTACGGCAAGTATAGCGGCAATCAAAGCCGCGCAAATGGCTAACACGACTCCAAGGCCATATTTTCAATACGGTCTATGAGCTTGAAAGGCAACAGCGGGGCGACATCCACGCCGCCGACATAGGCGGCAAGTAGCGTCATCTGCGGGTCAATGTCCTCCTCTGGTATGCCGTCATCATATTCAAGGTGACAGATTAGGGTATACCCTGAATCCTCATGGTCGTAGTGGTACTCATGGTAATGCGGCTCACACGGCGGCGCGTCCAGTATTAAGTTTTTCATTTTCATTCTCTGCCCGCCAAAAATTCGCGGGTCTGGTCTACCCAATCGCCCGAAAGGGATGGCGGCTCATCGTCTTCAACGCATTCAAACACCTCGTCTAGTAGCTTTTCCGCAGCGGCTACCCTTTGCGCCAGATCGTCAATTTGCGCCAACAGGTCAGCGCGTACCGTGTCACCTGCCGCATAGGCGGCGCGTTCTTGTTCAATTGTGTTCATGGTGTCATGCTCCAAAAGTAAAAAATAAAGGGTAAGGCAATGAAAAAGGCAAACGCTATAGCGTCAAGGACTTGGCGGGTTGTCATGCTGTCACCTCAATGCCGTTAATAAATGCGTACATAAGCGCGGCTAATTCGCGCTTGGGGATGTGGCCTGTTGACAATGGCGAGCTAACGCCGCCGCTTGTGTTGCTCATGCGATGCAAAGCCACACCGCCATAAGCGTGACTGATATGGTAGTTGCCTGGCTGCGCCTTGCCGTCGATATACGGTTCAGCGGGTGAGCCTGTAATGCGGTTGATACGGTCGACAATGGCCTGAAGGTGGGCTTCTGTAATTCTTTGCATGATTTACTTTCGATTAGTTGAGGGTTGTGGAAGTTGCGATTAGACGCGTCTGCATGTGCGCTGGGTAGCTTGAAAAGATTTGACATAGGGTTATGTCGTCGGCATATAGCTCAGTGGCTGCAATGACCTCTTGAATAGCTCTGAACTCGTTTTCAGCGTCTACGATGAACTGACGTCTACGGGCTGCAATTATGTATGTCATGATGGTTTTCCTTTGGTTAAATTTACTGGACTCTCTATATATACATGAGAGAATCGTGCCAACGCTTGTAAGTGATTGATTTACATAGTATAGAAAAAACCCTATGTAAGGGAATTACTTACAAATGTGGGGCGTGTGGGGTTGGTGTGGATAGTGTCGTTTGCCCACAAAAAAATCAAGCGCGGCTTGGTGAAAATGGCATTGTGGACTATGTACCCATCTAAATCTGTATTTGTTTTACAATTTCATGATGTATTTCATATGGTGAAATGTAGTTTCATAGCAACGCTAGTTTAGCGAGCGACTGTGAAACGCTAAAACATAGTCCACATTGCCCACATGACCCACACGCATGCAAACCGCCCACAAGTTAGTGGCCACTAACTGGCGTCAAATGGCCATGTTAGTGACCACTAACCAGGCTAAGTGAGTGACCACTAACCAGGCTAAGTGAGTGACCACTAACCCAAGCTAAGTTAGTGTGTACTCACTTGTCAAATCTATATGTTAGTGGCCACTAACTTGCAGATGTAAGTAAGTGCTTACTAACTTAGGGCTTGTAAGGAATTGGTAAGGAACTCGAGGGGGAGGGGTAGGGCCGACGGCCAAGGCCCAACGGTGACGGAGGTTTCACGAACAATTTTTTTATTTTTTAAAATTGCCCACATGACCCACGTTTGGTATATTCCAATTGTTGGTGTGGCGAAAGCCTGAGACCGTTAAGCTGCGTTAATGTTCAAGGCAGCACATCAACATCACATTGCGGGGTGGAGAAGGAGTATCTCGTGTGGCTCATAACCACAAGACCGCTGGTGCGAATCCAGCCCCCGCTACCATCCATTACACTTCGCACATGACGTTTCACAGCCTACCTTTTGCGCCGCGCAAGATTGTTGCAACCGAAGCGCGGTTAAACAAAATCTACGATGCGGCCAAACTTGGCCTCAAAGGCGACGCATTGGCGTTGGCGTCCGGCATGTTGCCGACCGAGTACCGGCAGCTGTGTGAGCTAGACCCCATCGCGGACATGGCAGCGCAAAAAGGCAAAGCCGACGGCGAGCTGGAGATGTCCAAATGCCTGCACAAGGCAGCGCAAGAAGGCGACGCCAAGGCGGCGCTGGCGATCCTGCAACACTCACACGGCTGGGTGGCCAAGCAATCCATCAGCATAGATGTCGACCAACGCATCAGCATCATCGGCGCATTGCGCCAAGCAGAGTCACGGGTTATTGATGTGATCGCCCACGAACCGAGTCCTACATTACAACCGAAGCTAAATGCAGAACACCATATACAGCGCTGAAGACGAACAGGAATTGATGGCCAGGCTCTGGAGTCCGGCTATCAAGGACAACCCGCTGGCGTTTGTAATGTTTGCGTTTCCTTGGGGTGTCAAGGGTACGCCGCTGGAAAACTTCCAAGGCCCGCGCCGTTGGCAGCGCGAAGTGCTGTTGGACATTGCCGAACACATCAAACTCAACCAAAGTAAGCTGGATTTCGACGTGCTGCAAGAGGCCATATCGTCTGGCCGTGGTATTGGCAAGTCTGCCCTAGTCTCATGGGTCACCATCTGGATGCTGGCGACAAGGATCGGCTCGACGATTATCATTTCGGCCAACAGTGAGTCCCAGCTCCGCAGTATCACCTGGGCCGAGATCACCAAGTGGCTGGCGATGTCGATCAACAGTCACTGGTTTGAAGTCTCAGCCACGCGGGTGATGCCCGCTAAGTGGCTGACCGAACTGGTGGAGCGCGATTTGAAGAAGGGCACCAGGTATTGGGGCGTCGAAGGGCGGCTGTGGTCAGCGGAAAACCCCGACGCTTACGCTGGTGTGCACAATTTCGATGGTGTTTTGGTGATTTTTGATGAGGCCAGCGGTATTGACGACTCAATTTGGGCGGTTACCGGCGGTTTTTTCACAGAAAACACGCCAAATCGCTTCTGGCTGGCTTTTTCCAACCCTCGGCGCAACACTGGGTATTTCTACGAGGCGTTTAACAGCAAGCGCGAGTTTTGGAAGTCCCGTGTCGTGGACGCTAGGACGGTCGAGGGCACCGACAAGCAGGTCTACGAGCGAATAATCGCCGAATATGGGCCGGACTCGGCGCAGGCGCACGTTGAGGTGTACGGCATGTTCCCCAACGCGGGCGATGACCAGTTCATTGGGGCTGACATCGTAGACGACGCGATGAAACGCACCAAGTACCAAGATCAGTCAGCGCCAATAGTGATCGGGGTAGACCCCGCACGGTTTGGTGCGGATGCCACGGTGATTGCGGTGCGGCAGGGGCGGGATATTGTGAAGATCATGCGGCACAGAGGCGACGACACCATGACGGTGGTCGGGCACGTGATCGAAGCGATTGACGAGTTCAAGCCGACGCTGGTGGTAATCGACGAAGGTGGCCTAGGCGCGGGCATTGTGGATAGGCTTAAGGAGCAGCGGTACAAGATCAAGGGTGTGAATTTCGGAAATAAGGCCAAGAACCCGATCATGTACGGCAATATGCGCGCGCAAATGTGGGGCGACATGCGCGAATGGCTCAAGACGGCAGCGATTCCAAACGATAGGTTCTTGAAAACTGACCTGATTTCGCCTATGATGAAGCCTGACTCACGGGGAACAATCTTCTTGGAGAGCAAAAAGGACATGAAGTCGCGGGGGCTGGCGTCGCCTGACGCAGCAGACGCAATTGCTGTTACATTTGCATTTCCTGTAGCGCACCGCGAGTACACTGAGCCAACGCGCCGTATAAACTCGCAAGGTAGCAGCGTATCAACTTCATGGATGGGGGCTTAAATGTCAAATAGCAAAGCAACTGGCGTCGCATATCTCGACCCCGAATTTTCAACTTGTTACGTTACTGAAGAACTTGGGTACGCTACTGCTGCCCAAGGCGCGGTAACGCAGTTAACAAGCAAGTCAACTGGCGTGACGCTTAATGAAAGCATGGGCCAAATCACAATGAACGGCGCACAACTGAACACGTTGACCAACGTGACGTTCACGTTGACCAATAATTTGATCAGCGCCAAAGACGTGATTATTTTGAACGTAGGCGCAGGCGCTACATCTGGCGCGTACAACTGTTGGATCAGTAGCATGAGTGCTGGCACTTGCACGATTACGTTGCGAAACATCAGCGCCAGCAATCTGCTTGAGGCGGTTGTAATCAACTACGCCATCATCCACGGAGCTTGATATGCCACTCGTTAAATCAAAATCTCCCGAAGCATTTCGCAAAAACATTAAAGCCGAAGTCGCTGCCGGTAAGCCGGTCAAGCAGGCCGTGGCAATTGCGTATTCAGTCAAACGTGAAGCAAAACCCATGTCGAAAGGAAAGAAATGAAATCCACAACTGAGCAGATCAACAAAATTGTTTCACGTGAACCCAAAGTTCAAAACGGTGGGATGCCCAGCCGTAACACTGAGACACATTCGCCAACGGCCAACTGTTACGCCACCATTCCCAGTGGCAACAACGTCAAGGCTACGGTCAATAAAGTACTGAGCAAAATTAAATAATGGCAGATTACACAGGCATCGCCGCTGCTGGTGCAGTTTCCAACGGTGGGTCGGCAAAAGACAAAAGCAGCTCAGATGTGCTGGCGACTGCTCGCTCTCGTTTGAACTTGGCCATCGACGCGCTGTCTGAGTCCCGCGAAGATGAGATCGACGACCTGAAGTTCTACGCTGGTTCGCCCGATAACCACTGGCAATGGCCAGCGGATGTATTGGCCACCCGTGGTGCCGTGCAGGGTCAGACAATTAACGCTAGGCCGTGCCTGACCATCAACAAACTGCCCCAGCACGTAAGGCAGGTGACCAATGACCAAAGACAAAACCGCCCAAGTGGCAAAGTTATTCCAGCCGATGACCACGCAGACGTTGAAGTCGCAGAAATCTTCAACGGCATGGTCAGACACATCGAGTACATCAGCGACGCTGACGTCGCGTACGATACTGCGTGTGAAAACCAAGTCTCCTACGGCGAAGGCTACATCCGCATCCTGACCGAGTACCTTGACGCAAACACGTTTGACCAAGACATCAAGATTGGCCGTGTTCGCAACAGCTTTTCGGTGTACATGGATCCAACAATTCAAGACCCGACCGGCGCAGATGCCAAATGGTGTTTTGTAAGTGAAGACATCATGCGTTCTGACTACGAGCGCATGTACCCCGACTCCGCGCCCATCACCACATTGCAATCTTTGGGTGTGGGCGACCAAAATTTGAGCCAATGGCTCACCGAAGACACTATTCGCGTTGCTGATTATTACTACGTAGACTACGACAGAGCAACGCTTAACCTGTACCCTGGCAATGTGACCGCTTTTGATGGCACCCCAGAGGACAAACAACTGAAAGCTATTTATGGCAAGCCTAAAAAATCTCGTGAATCTGATCGTGTCAAGATTAAATACTGCAAGATTAACGGTTATGAAATTCTTGAAGAACGCGATTGGGCGGGGAAATACATCCCCATAGTCCGCATTGTTGGCAATGAATTTGAAGTTGACGGCCGCTTGTACGTGTCTGGCCTTGTGCGTAACGCCAAGGATGCCCAGCGCATGTACAACTACTGGGTGAGCCAAGAGGCAGAAATGCTGGCCTTGGCCCCCAAAGCGCCGTTTATTGGCTATGGCGGCCAGTTTGAAGGCTATGAGAACCAATGGAAGACTGCAAACACGACCAATTGGCCGTATTTGGAGGTAAATCCAGACGTTACAGACGGTGCAGGCTCAATCCTGCCACTACCCCAGCGGGCACAGCCTCCAATGGCCTCCAGCGGGCTGTTGCAAGCCAAAGCGGGCGCATCTGAGGACATTAAGTCCACAACCGGCCAATATGACGCATCTTTGGGTATGCGAAGCAACGAACGCAGCGGCAAAGCCATTCTGGCCCGCCAGCGCGAAGGCGATGTGGGTACGTACCATTACGGTGACAATTTGGCCCGTGGCGTACGTCATATCGTGCGCCAGCTTGTTGATTTAATCCCCAAGGTGTACGACACACAGCGTGTGGCTCGCATCATTGGCATGGACGGCGAAACCAAGATGGTCAAGCTGAATCCTGATCAGCCGGAAGCAGTCCGCAAGATTACTGATCAGAACAACCCTGACGTAGTGATTGAAAAAATTTATAACCCCAACGTCGGCAAGTACGACGTGGTGGTGGCGACCGGCCCAGGCTACGCAACCAAGCGTCAAGAGGCACTGGAAGCAATGGCTCAACTATTACAGGGCAACCCGCAACTGTGGGCGGTGGCCGGTGACTTGTTCATCAAGAACATGGATTGGCCAGGCGCTCAAGAAATGAGCAAACGGTTTGCCAAGACGATTGACCCCAAGCTCATGGCTGAAAATGACAAGCCACCGGAGCTGCAAGCAGCCGAGCAACAGATTCAGGCGATGGGTCAAGAGATGGAGCAGATGCACCAGATGATTACCAATGTCGGCAAATCCATTGAGATGCAAGATATGGAGCGCAAAGACTTTGAAGCGCAAGTCAAAGCATACGAAGCCGAAACCAAGCGGATTGCTGCGGTGCAAGCCAGCATGTCACCGGAACAGATTCAAGATATTGTGTTGGGCACCGTGCACGGCATGATTACTTCCGGCGATCTGGTCAGCGAAATGCCTGGGCGTGAACCCAATGAAATGATGAATGAACAAGCTGAATACGCGCCGCCTCAAGGCGGTATGCCACCACAAGGAATCCCCCAATGATGTACAAGGCCGCTGATTTCGTAGGAATGCTGTTCCTTGCCCGTGATGTGGCGCATAGCGTCCACCTCAACACTCGCAGCTACTCCAAGCACGTGGCACTCAACACGTTCTATGACAGCATCATTGACCATGCAGATGCGTTTGCTGAAGCCTATCAAGGCCGCCACGGCCTAATGGGGCCAATCACGCTGCATTCGGCCACCAAGACGTCCAACATCATCGACTTCTTGCAAAGCCAGTTGGATGACATTGAAAAATGCCGCTATGAAGTGGTAGACAAGTCTGATTCATCTTTGCAGCAATTGATTGATAATATCGTTGAGCTGTACCTCACAACCCTGTATAAACTCCGCTTTTTGGCGTAAGGAAACATCATGGCAAACTATATGCAATTGGCCGCGACCAAACAAGTCAAAGTTGGTGCGGGCAAACTTTTCGGTATTTTTGTGTCGGCAACTTCAAGCGGTACATTGGTCATTTATGACTCAGGCGCGGCCAGCACCGGCGACCCCAAGATTTCTGACACCATCACTGTAGCCGCAGGCACAACGTACTTGAACATTCCTGCGGGTCTGTATTTCAACAAAGGGCTGTACATAGTGCTTGGTGGCACTTCGGCGTCCTTTACGGTAGCATACGAATAATCCAAAACCCGTACTGGTGCGGTTCACCAGGGAATCATTGAGATTCAAAAATGACTGAAGAAGTCCAACAACCCTTAGCGGAAGTAGACTCCGCGCCAGCTCCAGCAGTGACGGCCACTCAGGAAGCTAATCAAACGCCGGAAGTCGCTGATGAAGCAAAAGAGCAATCGAGGGTTTTTACCCAAGAAGAACTCGATGCAGCAATTGGCAAAAGGCTTGCAAGAGAGCAACGTAAGTGGGAAAGAGAGCAGACTCAACGTCAGGCAGAAACCCAGACGCTGAGAGCGCCAGCAAACGTCCCGCCGGTAGATCAGTTTGAAAGCCCTGAAGCCTATGCAGACGCATTGGCATACCAAAAAGCTGAACAACTGTTAGCCCAGCGAGAAGAAGCAAGGCAGCAATCTGCGATTCTTGAGACATACCACGAAAAGGAAGAGGAAGCTCGGACGAAGTACGACGATTTTGAACAAGTCGCCTACAACCCCAAGCTGCCGATCACCAACGTGATGGCTCAGACGATCCAAGCCTCGGACATTGGCCCTGAAGTAGCTTATTACCTCGGTGCTAACCCCAAGGAAGCAGATCGTATTTCTCGTCTTGCGCCATTCGTGCAGGCCAAAGAAATTGGGAGAATTGAGGCCAAGTTGGCCACCGATCCTCCCGTGAAAAGAACCACGTCTGCGCCAGCACCGATTTCGCCTGTTACAGCCCGCTCCACCGGAGGCCCAGCCTATGACACTACTGATCCACGGTCTACCAAGACCATGACTGATTCGCAGTGGATTGAAGCTGAACGAGCAAGGCAGCGAAAAAAGTGGGAAGCACAAGCCAACCGCTAATTTTTTAAAGGATTTTTTCCATGTCTAATAGTATCTTAACGATCGACATGATCACCCGAAAAGCTCTCGAGATTCTCGAGAACAATCTGGTGCTCACCCGAAACGTGAACCGTCAGTACGACGACAGCTTTGCTGTTGAAGGTGCCAAGATTGGTTCTACCCTCCGTATTCGCCTGCCTGACCGCGCTTTGGTCACTGACGGTGCCGCCCTGCAAGTTCAGGACGACAACGAACAGTACACCACTCTGTCAGTTGCTTCACAAAAGCACATCGGCGTAAACTTCACGTCTGCTGAATTGACCATGCAATTGGACGACTTCGCAGAACGTGTTCTGAAGCCTCGTATCAGCCAGTTGGCCTCCAGCATTGACGCTGACGTTGCCAATGCGTACAAAACCATCGGTAACACTGTTGGCACCCCTGGCACCACTCCTTCAACTTCCTTGGTGCTGTTGCAAGCCCAGCAGAAGCTGAACGAAAACGCTGCTGTGATGTCACCCCGCTTTGCAACAGTTAACCCTGCTGCAAACGCTGGTTTGGTTGAAGGCATGAAAGGTCTGTTTAATCCGACCGATACCGTCAGCAAACAATTCCGCAACGGCATGATGGGCACTGGCGTGTTGGGCTTCGATGAAGTCAACATGTCTCAGTCAATCAAAGTGCACACTTGCGGTAGCCGCGATGCAACTGCTGCCACCACTGTGAAAACCACTGTGGCCACTCAAGGTCAAGCAACCATTGTGTTGACTCAAGGTTCTGTGACTACCACCATTGCTGCTGGCGACGTGTTTACCGTTGCTGATTGCTATGCTGTGAACCCACAGACTCGCGAGACAACCGGTTCACTGTTCCAATTTGTTGCTTTGGCTGCTGCTACCGCAGTGTCTGGCGATTGGACTGTGACTGTTGCTCCGATCTACACATCAGCACACGCTTTGGCTACTGTTGACAGCTTCCCTACCGCCGCTAAAACAGTGACGTTTGTAGGTACAGCTTCCACTCAGTATGCTCAAAACTTGGTCTACCACAAAGATGCGATCACTTTTGCAACCGCCGACTTGTTGCTGCCCCAAGGTGTCGATATGGCTGCTCGCGCAGTTCATAACGGTATCAGTTTGCGCGTTGTTCGTCAGTACGACATCAACAACGATCGTATGCCTTGCCGTATTGACGTTTTGTACGGTTACAGCACTATCCGTCCGCAAATGGCCTGCCGCATCTGGGGCTAAACCATGCCAAACACCAAAGCAGTAGGTGTTGCCTATTCCGACCCACAGTTGGACGCGGCAATCATCGGTAACACTAAAGCCTCTGGTGGCACAGTAGGGTTTTATGGGACTACACCTGTTACACAACGGGCTGCTGCTATTCAGGCAGCGTCTGTTGTGTCGGTGGCATCTTATATCTCTGTGTCCACAAATTTGGCGGCTTGGGCCGCTGAAGTCAACGCTACTCTCACCGGCCTTGGCCTGTGGAAGGGCGGAGCTTAATTTTTCTAAAGGATATTTATCATGGCACTTCCAAAAATTGGTGATGGCGAACAAGTTGGTGATGGCAATACCGGCGAAGTTCTGAACGTAGGCCGTACTGGCCAATCGTTGCAAATTGGTGGCGCGTCCACCACAACGATCGGTGTTTACGGCGCAACCCCCGTGGTGCAACGCGCAGCGGCTATTCAAGCTGCTTCTGTTGTGTCAGTTGCTTCCTACATTTCCGTGTCCACAAACCTGTCAGTTTTCTGCGCTGAAGTCGCAGCTTGCTTGACTGGTCTGGGTCTGTGGAAAGGTGCAGCTTAATGAAGGAAGGGTCGCTACTGCACGTTGGGTGTGGTGGTGACCCTATTCCCGAATGGGCTGTAGGTCGCTACAAAGAAGTCAGGCTGGATATTTCCCCAAATAATCAGCCTGACATTCTTGCTAGCATGGCCGACATGGGAGATATTGGCACCTACGACGCCATTCATTGTTCCCACGCGCTTGAGCATCTTGTACCCCATGAGGGTGATGCTGCACTGCGTGAATTTGTACGAGTATTGAACCCTGAAGGGTTTGCTCTTATTTTTGTTCCTGACCTTGAAGATGTCAGGGCTACTGAAGAACCACTTTACACCGCGCCTTGTGGGCCGGTAACTGGTTTGGATTTGATGTACGGCTTGCGCCAATTGTTGTCTTCTATGCCTTATATGGCGCATCGAAACGGCTTTGTCTCTCAAACTTTGCACGACGCTTGCATGGCTGCTGGGTTTAGCAAAGTTACTGTTAAACGTCTTGAAAACTATAACCTCATGGCGGTCGCTCAAAAATGAAAGTTGTTTTTTGTCTTCCCACTGTTAAACGTCCTTACCAGCAATGCTTGGATAGCCTTGAGGCATCCTTGCCTTTGCTTGCCGCCAATGGCTGGGAAGAAGGTATGGTCAACGAAGTGGGCAACCCTTACATTTCAGCAGCTCGCGCAACAATGCTTAGAAAAGCCTTGGACGCCAAAGCTGACGTAATTGTGTTCATTGACCATGACATCTCTTGGCGACCTGCTGATTTGATTAAGCTAATTGAGACTGAAGGCGACGTGGTGGCCGGTACATATCGGTTTAAGGCTGATGAAGTCAGTTACATGGGAACAATTCACAGTACGCCAGAAGGCACACCCATGACCCGCGCCGACGGCTGCATCAAAGCCAGAATGGTGCCTGCGGGCTTTTTAAAAATTACCAAAGAAGCGGTGGACAAGTTCATGACCGCCCATCCTGAGCTTTGCTATGGTGAAAAATACCGTATGAGTGTTGACCTGTTTAACCACGGCGCTCATGAAGGGTTGTGGTGGGGCGAAGATTACGCTTTTTCTCGCCGGTGGGAAGCACTTGGCGGTGACATCTGGTTGGTGCCAGATTTGCAGTTGGATCACCATTCTCAGGACAAATCTTACCTTGGAAATTTCCATACTTTTTTGCGTCAACAACCTGGAGGCGACCTATGGTCATCTACTTAAAACATCCCAAGCATGGCACCAAAGTCGCTATCTGTGATATGGAGGCTGTAGCAGATGAAAAAAATGGCTGGACAAGGTATACTTTAGCCACGCTGTCTGAAGAAGCGGCTCCTGTTACAAATGAACTGGAAGTCAAACGTCGTCGTGCCCGACCCAGTTTTGAGGCGGCAGAACAAGGAGCGTAAACATGGCCACCTATACCGCTGGCGATCAGATCAATAGAGCGTTGCGATTGCTTGGCGTACTGGCTGAAGGTGAAACACCTTCTGCGTCTGTATCTCAAGACGCCTTAATGGCGCTCAACCAGATGATCGACTCATGGAATACTGAACGATTGTCAGTCTTCAATACTATTGATCAGACATTTACTTGGCCTGCGGGCGAAATTCAGCGTCATCTTGGCCCTACCGGCGCAGCGGCTGGCGGTTTTGATGGTATTCGCCCCATTTTATTGGACGACGCTACCTACTACCGCGACCCAGGCACCAACGTGTCTTTTGGTATCAAGTTCATCAATCAGCAGCAATACGACGGCATTGCTGTCAAAACGGTCACTTCCACTTATCCACAGGTCATGTGGATTAACATGGAATATCCCAATATTCAAATGACGGTCTATCCCAAGCCGACACGGGACTTGGAATGGCACTTTATCAGTGTGCAAGAATTGGATCAACCTGCTGATTTGGCGACTGACATTCTGTTTCCACCAGGTTACTTGCGAGCGTTTGTCTACAACTTGGCGATGGAATTCGCCCCTGAGTTTGGCGTTGAGCCAAGCCCCCAAGTGCAGCGCATTGCCATGACCAGCAAGCGCAATCTGAAGCGCATCAATAATCCTGACGACGTGATGTCAATGCCTTACGCTATCGTGGCCACACGCCAACGGTTCAACATTTACGCGGGTAATTACTGATGAAGACGCCGATTCTTGGGTCGGCCTATGTTGCTCGCAGTATCAACGCTGCGGACAACCGCATGGTCAATCTGTTTCCAGAAGTCATTCCCGAAGGCGGCAAAGAAGCAGGGTTTCTTAACCGTGCCCCAGGGCTTAACTTTTTGCAATCTGTAGGCACTGGCCCAATCCGCGCATTGTGGGCGCATCAGACCAATGGCAGTGATTTTTATGTTGTTTCTGGCAATGGAGTCTATAAACTGACCAGTTTGACAGCTACACCGCAATTGCTGGGTATTGTATCGGGCGCTGGGCCTGTGTCTATTGCCGATAATGGAACGCAAATCTTCTTTGCTTGCAACCCCGACGGCTACATATACAACGAAACCACCGGTGTGTTTGCTCAGATTACTGATCCAGATTTTGCTGGCGCGGTGACGGTAGCGTACCTTGACGGCTACTTTGTTTTCAATCAGCCCAACAGCCAGATTATTTGGGTGTCGCAATTATTGGATGGAACATCAATCAACCCGTTGGACTTTGCAAGTGCTGAAGGCTCACCGGATGGCGTGGTCGGAATCATTTCTGATCACCGTGAATTGTGGGTGTTTGGCACCGATTCGGTTGAAGTTTGGTACGACAGCGGAGCTGCTGACTTTCCCCTAGCCCGCATCCAAGGCGCTTTTAACGAAATCGGCTGTGTGTCGGCGTATACCATCGCCAAAATGGACAACGGCTTGTTCTGGTTGGGCACTGATGCCCGTGGCCAAGGTATTGTCTACAGGGCAAACGGTTATACCGGCGTTCGTATTTCTACGCATGCCGTCGAATATGCAATTGCCCAGTATGGCAACATCTCGGACGCTATTGCCTACACCTATCAACAAGAAGGCCATGCCTTTTATGTGCTGACGTTTCCAAGCGGCAATGCAACATGGGTCTACGACGTAGCTACACAAGCATGGCATGAACGGGCTGGCTGGAACAACGGCGAGTTTATGCGGCACCGCAGCAATTGCCAATGCAATTTCGGTGGCAACATCATCGTTGGCGACTTTGAAAACGGCAACATCTACACGTTTGACTTGGACATCTATGCTGACAATGGCGGCGTCCAAAAATGGCTGCGCTCATGGCGGGCGTTGCCGACCGGTCAAAACAACCTCAAACGCACAGCGCATCACAGCCTGCAATTGGACTGCGAGGCAGGCGTTGGACTGAATGACGGCCAAGGCTCTGATCCTGCGGTTATGTTGCGCTGGTCAGACGACGGCGGTCACACTTGGTCGAATGAGCATTGGTCACCGCTTGGCAAAATTGGTGTTTATGGCCAACGAACTTTCTGGCGTCGGCTGGGCATGACGCTCAAGCTGCGCGATCGTGTGTACGAGCTTTCAGGCACTGACCCCAACAAAATTGCCATCATGGGGGCAGAACTGATCATAAGCCCAACCAATGCCTGACTATGGCGACCAGTCCGAATGCTACCCAGATCACGCCTCCACGGGTGCCGATTATTGATCAGCGCACGGGAGCAGTCTCGCGTGAGTGGTATCGGTGGTTTTATAGTCTGTACAACATTGTTGGTGGCGGCCTTGGCGTTATTCCAGTTTCTAGCGGCGGCACAGGCTTAAGCACTATACCAACGAACGGCCAACTGCTAATTGGTAATGGCACAGGGTATACGCTAAACACACTTGCAGTCGGCGCTGGCATTTCGGTCACCAATGGCCTTGGCACCATCACGCTGGCCAACACGGGTGTGTTGTCCAATATCGCCGGTACAGGCATTTCGGTATCCGGTGCCACGGGCAACGTGACCATCACCAACGCTGGCGTCTTGTCGTTCTCAGGCGGCACAACCGGCCTGACGCCAGCAACGGCCACCACAGGCGATGTAACGCTTGCAGGCACCTTGGCCATTGCCAACGGCGGTACAAACGGTTCTGCGACCCCTACGGCCTACGGCGTGGCTTATGGCACGGGTACAGCGTATGCGTTTACTGCCGCCGGTACAGCCAAACAAGTATTGATTGCAAATACCAGTGCTGCACCTACATGGACAACCTTAACCAGCGGTTCATCTATTCTTTACGGCGATGGATCGGGCGGTTTTAGTAATGTCACCATAGGGTCGGGAATTAGCTTTGTCGCAGGCACTTTGTCGGCTACTGGATCAGGCGGCACTGTTACATCTGTCACTGGCACAAGCCCCGTAGTTTCCAGCGGCGGCACAACGCCTGCAATTAGCTTGGCGGCTGCTTATGGCGATACCCTAAACCCTTATGCGGCAAAAACTGCCAATTATGTGTTGGCTGGCCCAACAACGGGGGCGGCGACTGTGCCTGCATTTAGGGCTTTGGTTGCGGCAGACATTCCTAGTTTGCCTTACGGCACGGGAACGGTTACATCCGTGTCTACTGCTGGAACTGTAAGCGGAATTACGCTAACTGGTGGCCCAATTACAACAACGGGAACAGTAACGCTAGGCGGCACTCTTGCTGTTTTACCATCTAATTTTGCAAGCCAAACAGCTAATACATTTCTTGCTGCTCCTAATGGATCGGCTGGAACGCCTACATTCCGCGCGGTTGTTGCTGCGGATGTACCAGGCTCTGCACTGACCAAAACAGATGACACCAACGTCACATTGACTTTAGGTGGATCACCTACAACGGCGTTGATCAATGCAGCATCTTTAACCCTTGGCTGGACAGGTCAGTTAGGCATTAGCCGAGGCGGTACTAACACCAGCACTGCGCCATCAGCCTATGGGGTTGTTTACGGCAACAGTGGCGGTACAGCCTACACATCCCTGGCAAACGGCACGACAGGTCAAGTATTAAGCGCAACCACCAGCGGCGCGCCTGTCTGGAGTAGCACCTATGCGGGGACGGTTACCAGCGTCAGTTTTACTGGCGGCATCATTACTGTTGCTACAGCAACCACCACCCCTGCTTTCACGGTGGCGGGTACATCTGGCGGCATACCTTACTTTGCAAGTGGCACAACTTGGGCATCCTCGGCTGCGCTGACTCAGTACGGCGTGGTTTACGGCGGCGGGGCGGGGGCTGCACCAGTTTCTACGGCGGCAGGAACTACAGGCCAAGTGCTGACAGCAACTACCAGCGGCGCGCCAACATGGGCTGCACCGGCTACAAGCGGAACGGTTACCAGTGTTTCTGTGACTTCTGCCAACGGCTTTGCAGGGACTGTGGCAACGGCTTCAAGCACCCCAGCAATTACACTAACAACCACAATAACCGGTTTACTCAAGGGCAACGGTACGGCAATTTCGGCTGCTGTGGCTAACACTGACTATGTGCCATTGTCCACGGTTATTACCAAAACTGCTGACTACACGATCACAGGCACTGATACTTGGGTTATTAATAACAAAACAGGAACAGCTTTAACATTGACTTTTCCTGCGGCTTCATCTTGGACAGGTCGATCAATTACAGTTAAAAATTTACAAGCCCTGGCGGTAAATTCAGCGTCTAGCAATGTTGTACCTATTGACAGTACAACGGCTGGAACGGCAATTTTGCTAGGGGTGGTGGGCAATTGGGCCACTTTGGTGTCTGATGGCACAAATTGGGTAATCATGCAAGCTGCGTCTAACAACAATTTGTTGTTGGAGTAGTAGAATATATTTTGGCGAACCGGTAAAGGAAAATCATGACCGTAAATCTTTCAGCACTTGCGGGCGCAGGCCAACAATTTTTCGACAACAGCGGCGTAATTTTAACCGGTGGTAAGTTGTACAGCTACGCTGCTGGCACTTCTACACCTCAAGCAACTTACACATCTGCATCCGGCGCTACGCCATTGGCAAACCCAATTATTTTAGATTCGGCGGGTAGAGTTCCTACAGGTGAAATTTGGTTAACCGCAGGTAGCAATTACAAGTTTGCGTTATATACAAGTGCAAACGTGTTGATAACAACATGGGACAACATTACAGGTATAAACGGCACAGGTATCACATCTAATGCTTCAAGTGTCCAATACGACCCCGCAGGCACAGGTGCTGTATCTACTACGGTGCAAGCTAAGTTGCGTGAAGTTGTCAGCATCAAAGATTTTGGCGCTAAAGGCGATGGAACGACTAACGATACAGCGGCGTTTACAACAGCTTTAGATTATTGTCGTGATAACAGCCGAACATTGTTTATTCCTGACGGTTCATATTTAATCACTACAAAACTAACCCGCCCTACAAATTACGATATTACAAGTGCAGAAGGTGCAAAGCCAATTTATATTCTTGGTGAATCACCAGCGGCATATTTTAACTATCAAGGCACGGGCGATGAAACATGGGATTTCACCCGATCCAAATATGTGACACTGGAAAATTTATCAAGTAATAAGCGTCTATATTGTCAAGCGGGTGACTACACTGGGCTTGGTATTTATCAACAACTTTACAAATCAAATGTTCGCGATTGTCAAAACACAGACGCATTCAGCCATGTTAATTACGTTAGCTCACCCCGAATCCCGTCTCAAGCTAAAGGAAATAATATTTATCCAATGGTGATTTACAACAATTCTCAATTTAATGGGTTTTTTGTTGTTAACCAAGCCGTTGATGCTTCTGCAAATGTCTTGGTGCAAGGTGTTGATGGTGATTTTAGCCAGCAATCAGCTATTGCAATTGGCGACAAGTGGCCTGCAAACGTATCTTCACCAATCTTTTTAATTTCCAACGACAACACAGCAGGATGCCGGCCAGTAATTCAATTTACTACTGCTCAAACTACCGCTTTAAAAGCAAGCTATGGGCCAATTGCGTATGAAATGGATCAAGGTGGGCATATTTCAATTGGTTGTGCAACAAGCATATCCGATACAAATGCGCCAGCCGCAGCCGCTTTAAAAATACGAGACAACACACCAACCATTATATTTTTTGATAACGCAAACTCAAACCAGCAAACATCAATTTCTGGCAGCGGAACATTTACGCAAATAAACAATAATTTTCAAGTCATTAACGGCGATGCTAGAAATAAAGTTCAGATATTAAATAACGGAACACCAACCGCTAACACAGAGTTGGGTCGGTTGGCTTTTCTTAATACCCTTTCAACTGTTTCAGGAAATGTTGTTGCCTCAGTCTATGCGGGAGAGGGTACAGGAAACAATGAAGCGCGTTTGTTTTTGACTACGACCCGTGGGGGAAGTCAAATTAATACCTTGGTTCTTTATGGAAACGATGTAACCAGCGGTACTGATGGCACTTCTAGTAATGGAACTGCCGCCGTTCGTTGGGCTGTCGTTTACGCTGTCAATGGCACGATTCAAACATCTGATAGAAATGAAAAACAAGATATTGCTAATCTTGATGAAACAGAAAAACGAGTTGCAGTTCGCATTAAATCTTTAATTAAGAAATTTAGATTTAAAGACGCAGTAGCCAAAAAAGGCGCTGCTGCAAGAACTCATTTTGGCGTGATTGCTCAAGACGTTCAGCAAGCATTTGAAGCTGAAGGATTGGATGCGGCAAATTATGGTTTGTTTTGTTCTGATACTTGGTATGAAGTAAATGGCGAACAAATACATCTTGATGAATTAGGTCATGTACCAGAAAACGCAATTCAAAGAACAAGGCTTGGTGTTCGATATGATGAATTGCTGGCCTTTGTAATCGCCGTTATCTAAAAATATGGCTAACACCAAAATCTCCGCGTTAAGTTCTGCAACAACACCGTTGGCAGGGACGGAGGTTTTACCTGTTGTTCAAAGTAGTACAACTAAGCAAGTATCTGTTACAAACCTTACGTCTGGCCGTACGGTAGATATGTCGCAATTAGGTGTTGGAGGAACTGCAACGCTTAGAAATGGTATTACAGTTATTCAAGGAACTACAACAGGGACTAATTTTAGTGGAATAACGGTTCGTGGTAGTACAACAGGCGGTGAGGGATGTTTACCATCTTTGTCATTTGAAAATTCTGCTGCTACAAGGTTTGGGTCTTTTTACGCAAACTTGGCGAGTAGCGCATTAGAGATAGCGACAAATGGCAGTTATCCTGTAAACGTCAATATCAACAGCACCACAACTTGGACGTTTGATACATCTAGCAATCTTGTACCGGCTACAGCCGCCAAAGGCATTAACTTTTCTGCTAATACACCTTTAGCGGGGAAAACCAGTACATTGTTAAACTGGTATGAGGAAGGCACTTTTACACCAAATCAAGGCGCTGGTTTAACTCTTGTCGGCGCATTTAGTTCAACAGGAAAATACACTCGTATTGGACGGCAAGTCAGCATAAGCGGAACAGTGACAGGTGCAACCAGTGTAGCGGTAACTGCTGGTGGTGTTATCACAACCAGTTTGCCTTTTACCATAGGCACAGCAGGCCACGGGGACGCAACAAATGCCGCTATTACTGCTTCTGCTGCGATTATTTGTAACACAGGTACAACCGTAACGTCTGCTGGCGCTATTGCTGCCACAGGAACAATTACATTTTCTGCCACATACTTTGTCTAAGGAACGTCATGCTTGAAAAACAAACAGTTATCGACCGCATTGAAGTCTTGCAAGACCAGACTGTGGCGGTTCGCTATATTCTGACTATTACTGAAGACGGCGATCTTTTGGCGCAAGAAATCAAAGGCAACTACATCAAGCCAGGCGATGACTACAGCGCCGAAGATGCCAAGGTACAGGCTATTTGCGCTACAGTGCACACACCTGAAACCGTTGCTGCTTACCAAGCCACCGTATGAACGCTATTGTTGCTGAGCCAAACCTTAAAGAGCGCGTCGAAGCGTTGCAGGCAGAGCTTTTAAAAATGCCGCAGTATCAGCCTGAGACAAAACATTATTTTCATGGCGGTATGTATTGCCGTGAAGTGTTTCGTCATGCTGGCGTGTTGGTGGTTGGCGCTGTCCATAAAAAAGAACACATATACCTTATTGTGTCCGGCACCGTGTCGATCACAGCCGATGATGGGGTGCACACAGTTACAGGGCCGCATTTGTTTTTAAGCAAGCCAGGTACAAAACGCGCCGTCTACGCAGAAACTGACGCATTATGTATGACTTTTCACGCAATAGAAGAAAAGTCAATTGAAGAAGTTGAAGCCGAACTGGTCGAAGTTGAAAACAACACAACGTATCTGCCAGGTAATATACTCAAGCAAGAAGTTTTGGAGGTGTCATCATGACATTCTGGGTCGCAGGCGCTGTAGTAGGCAGCGCAGTTATAGGTGCAAATGCCGCAGGGCAAGCCGCCAGCACACAAGCCGACGCGGCAAACCGTTCGGCTGATTTGCAATACAAGCAATACCAAGAAAATGTTGTAAGACAAAAACCGTTTTACGACGTTGGCGTCAACGCGTTGCCGGAACTAGTGGCTGCTTCCAAGTACACACCTTTTACTATGGATCAATTTCAACAAGACCCAGGCTACGCTTTTCGATTGAGGGAAGGCCAGCAGGCTCTTGATCGAACCGCAGCATCCCGTGGCGGGTTGATCTCTGGCGGAGCTTTAAAAGCCGCGCAACGCTATGGCCAAGAGATGGGCAGCCAAGAATACACAAACGCTTTCAACCGGTATCAATTAGAGCGCCAAGCTCGTTTGGGGCCATTGCAAGCCTTGACCGGCATGTCGCAAACTACGGCTAATACATTGGGCACCGCCGGTCAGAATATGGCGACCAATGTCGGCGAAGCATACCAAGGTGGGGCAAACGCTCGTGCGTCTGGATACGTTGGCGGCGCAAATGCTATTACCAGTGGCTTGGGCACGTATTTAAACTATAGCCAAGGCCAAAATATGATGGCAGCTTTGCAACGCGGCGGCGGTGGCGCGGGGATTCCGCTGTATACCTCTGCTGGAAATCCTACATCTTAAATTAAGGTCACATCATGCCCATTAACTCTAATATTGCGCTTGGCGTTCAGCCTCTTCAAGTTGCTGACCCAATGGCAAGGTACAGCCAACTGGCGGGTATTCAAAACGCACAAAATCAAAATGCGTTAGCGCAATATCAATTAAGCACAGCCCAGCGTGAACAAGAATCAATAAATGCTTTGAATGACGCGTATGCAAAATCTTACGATCCAGTTACAGGACAAATAAACCGCAGCACGCTTCGCGAATCTTTGGCTAAAGGCGGTTTTGGGGCTAAGTTACCTGGCATTGAAAAAACTCTTACTGAGTTAGACAAAGAAGCAGCTTTGCTTCAAGAAGTACAAGGTAAAATTAAGGCGCAGCCAACAGCCTTGGCCAAACAACAAACTGAATTACTGGACGCAAAACTAAAACAATCCCGCGCGTTTTTAGATACGCTTGACCTTGCTGACCCAAACGCGCCTGCAAGATATTTGCAATGGCATGAGGCAAATCATGCAGACCCAATCATTGGCCCCGCACTAAAAGCGCGAGGCGTAAACGTAGACCAATCACGCGCTCAAATTGAAGCCGCAGTTGCTAAAGGCCCACAAGCCTTTGCTGACTTAATCAATGGCTCCAAACTTGGTACTGAAAAGTTTATGGAGTTGAACAAGCCAACTACAACCACTGTTGACCAAGGCGGTCAACGACAAGTTCTTCAGACCCCCGGACTTGGTGGTACACCTATATCTGTGGGTACATACGCTGATGTACCTTTGCCGCAGCTTGTAGAAGCACAAAAATTGCGGATTGCTAAGGCTGGCGCGTCAAATATTACGATGACCACCGAAAAAGCGTACGGCAGTCAACTTGCAGGTAAAGTAGCCGACGCTGACATTGCTAAATTGGCTACCGCAGAAAAAGCGCCTGAAATGGCTGCAAACGCTGATCGCGTACTTGATTTGCTTAAACAAGGCAACGTATTCACAGGCTCTGCTGCTGATATTAAACTCAATATTGCCAGAGCTTTGAATATTCTTGGCGCAAGTAACGACGAAAAAATTGCAAACACTGAATCGTTAGTTTCTGGTTTAGCAAAAAATACTTTGGGCGCGGTTAAATCGTCAGGCTTAGGTACAGGCCAAGGGTTTACAGACAAAGACTTGTCATTTTTGCAAGATGCTGAAGGTGGCCGCATCACGCTTAACGCACAAACTTTGGAGAGATTGGCTAGATTGTCCCGCAAAGCAGCAGAAGGCAGTGCTGAAGCATGGAATAAACGATCCAAACAAATCCCCAAAACGGCAACCGAAGGCACGGGCCTTTCTACTGAGCCAATTAACGTGCCTAAACGTGTAGAAGCAGCGCCTGCGGTGTATGCAACAAACCCAACCACAGGCGAGCGCATTCAGTCTACTGATGGCGGTAACACTTGGAAACCAGTAGGAGCTAAATAATGGCTTTACCACCAGGATTTGAACTTGAACAAGCCGCGCCGCCGCAACCGCCTGCGGGCATGAAATTGCCGCCAGGTTTTCAAATAGAAACCGGCGGTGTACCTGGCCCGCGTCGGTCATGGTCGGATGTGCCTGGCGAAGCCTTGGCAAACGTAGGCCCTAGCGCGGCAAGTTTTTACAAAGGTTTGGTAACCGCTATTACAAGTCCTGTGCAAACAGCAAAAGGCGTGCTAGATGTTGGTGCTGGCGCTTTACAAAATGTATTGCCTAAACAGCTTGTTGATTTGGTTAACCAAATAGACAATAACCCCGAAGCCGCCAAACGTGCGGTTGACGCGGCCAATGCTGTTGGCGGTATGTTCAAAGACCGCTACGGCAGTGTTGAAGCGTTGAAAAACACATTGGCAACTGATCCAGTTGGCGCAGCGTCTGACCTATCCACACTGTTCACCGGCGGTGCATCAGCAACGGCGCGTGTAGCGCCCGCCGTATCAAAAGTAATGGGCACCGTTGGCAAGTACACCAATCCATTGGCACCTGTCACTGCGGCAGTTGGATATGGAACAGCGTTGGGCGCTAAAGGCGCGGGCAATGTGATTGACGCAATTACTGGTGACCGTGCGGCAAACCGCGCGGGCACTATTGTTCGCAACGCGCTGACCGAAGAAGGCAGAACACCACAGAATCTTCAAGAAGCATTAAACGCATTGCGGACTGCAACGCCGGACATGACTGTGCGGCAAGCATTGGCAGATGTGACATCACCACAAGTTCAATATCTTGGCGAAACTGTTCAGGCTAAGACTGCACCTGGCCGCACTTTGTCTGTTCAGCAAGCACAAGAAGCTGATCGGCTTGCACGTTTGCAAGGGATTACGCCTAACTTGCAAGCCGCAGAAACCGCGCGGACAAATTTGTCTAAGCCGTTTTATAACGCTGCTACGCTGCCTTTGACACCGATTAACACCGCGCCATTGGCACAGCAACTCGATACGATTTTGGCCGCAAACCCAGGCAACGCCAAACTTATTGCTGCGCTAAATCAAGTAAAAACAGGTTTAGAAGCTAGCTCTAGCGCACAACAAGTATCTTCAGTGTTGGACAACCTTAAAGATTTAATATCCAGCAAAGACAACAAATTTATTGTTAAAAATTTGGTTGACGTTAAGAAAACAATTGAACAAGCGTTGCCTGGTTACGAACGCGCTCAACAAGTTTTTGCTCTTGCGTCGCCGCCAGTCAATCAAGCCAAAGTCTTGGGTGCCATGACAAACGTGCTTGAGCAACCACTGGGTGTTGGCGAACGTGCTGGGCCGTTTATGAACGCCTTGGGTCGTGGTGAGTCGGCGTTGCTCAAGAAAGCAACCGGCGAAGCGCGGTATTCTGATTTGAGCCAAGTGCTATCACCGCAACAAATGAATGTCGTCAAAGGCGTTGAGTCTGAATTGAAACGCAACGCCGAAGTCGTTAGCCAGACGCAAAAAGGCGCGGATGCCATGAAGATAATCATGGACGCTAACCAATCCAAGTTTCGCTTGCCAAGTTTTCTGGACGTCAAAGTAACTTTGACAAACCAAGTGCTTGACATTCTTAAAGGCAAGATGAGCGCCGATGTACTGAAAGAACTTGAAAAAGGGTTTGCGTCTGCGGATAACTTTAAAGATCTTCTTGGCAAAGTCCCCGCATCTCAGCGGATTGACGTACTCAGGGCGCTTGGCCAAGCTCAAAATCAGTTAAGCCCTACCAAGTTAAACATCATTACGCAAACACAAAACGCTCTTGCGCCTACGCAAGAAAATCAAAACGCTTTGACTCAATTTCCAAAAGTTGAAGCTCGGGGCTTTGGGGCTGATTAACAATGAACGAAGACCTTGAAATAGACTTTGCCGTGCATGAAGCGATTTGCTCTGAACGCTATACGGCGATTGAAAAAGCATTTGTCGATGGCGACAAGCGCATGACGCGGATTGAATACTTGATTTACATCGTCATCGCTGCGGTGATGTTCGGCCCAGGCTTTGCCGGTGAGTTGGTCAAAAAGATACTGGGGCTCTAAATTGATCCGATCAGTATCTGCCTACTTGCCGCTGGGTTGGTTAAGCAGATACAAGCAGGCTGCGATCTGTACCGCGAAGCCAAGACTCAGTTTGTTGAGATCAAGAAAACCGCTGATGAAGTCGTCGCGATTGGCAAAGAAGTTACTGGATTTTGGGATAAATTTGTTAAATTCTTCACCGCCGCCAAGCCAGCCACGCCCAAGCCTGTGGCGAAAAAGAAAGAAAAGTTCGTCGCCGTTGATGAAGAGCAAATCCTCAACGATGTCGTAGACCAGTTAATTCAATTCTTCCACCTTCAGGAGCAATTACAAGCCCATATCCGTGAGTCCGAAGAGCGTTCCAGAAACGTCTATGATCCTGATGCCAATCTCATGGAAGAGGCGCTCAAGCGTGTAAGGGCGCAAGACCAGATGCAAAAACTGGTCGAAGACATCAGAATGGCCATGACGTGGAACGCGCCCAAAGAACTTGGTGCCTTGTACAGCAAGGTGTTTGAGATGCGTGAAATTGTTGGCGCTGAACAAGAAGCCGCAAGGCTGTCGCTGGCGGCAAAGACCGAGAGGAAGCGATGGCAACGTCAGCAAAAGGAGGCAAGCAACCGGTTAAAAGTGGGAGTCAGCGTCCTGACCCTTATTCTTATCCTATACCTCTGGCTGTGGTTCCTGTGGCTGATGCAGATGAGGAAAATTTGATGGGTGTAATGGGTTGGATTGCCGCTGTCATACTGGTTGCGCTGATGTTGCCGTTGCTGGCGTTCCTGTACCTTGACGTGTTGGAAACCAAAGCAGAAACCAAAGCACAAATAGAAAAAGTGGAAAAGCTGCGCCGAGAAATTGAAAGGGATAGACGTGACAAAAAGCCTGATACTTTTGACGATAACCCTGTGTTTGACAGGATGCGAAGACACGTACCGGTACCCGTGTCAAAATCCGACAAACTGGGGTAAGCCCGAATGTGAGCCACCGGCCTGCGACGCCTCTGGCACATGCACCAAAGATTTGATACCCAAGGAGATGTACGATGCCTTCAAACAGAAGAAGTCCTGAAGAATGGCAGGCGCTGAGCCAGTTCTGGACGTTGATGTTTTTCAACGTAGCAATCGTTGGCATGATCGGCGGCTTGCTGTACTGCGTCATGTTCGTGACGCAGCCAATGGTTGGCCAAGCCAAAAACGACGCCATCCTGCTTGAACTGCTCAAGACCGTGGTGATTTCGATGGTGTCGATTATTGGCACGCTCTTGGCCGTCAACCACGGCAGTCAAGCGGTGGCCGCGCCACCCAAACCACCGGTGCTACAAAAGCCTGAAGTGCCATGAACCCGTATCTGCTACTGGGCGCTGTTCTGGCCGTCTTGGCCAGCTTTGGCAGCGGCTATTACAAGGGCAAGCATGACGAGAACGCCCGCCACCAGATTGAGATCGCCGCGCTTAACGCTCAGGCCAGAGTCAAAGAACAGGCGCTGGCCGCAGCGGTCAACGTCCAAGCCGCTCAACTTGTGAAAGCCAACAACAATGCAAAAGTCCAAATCCAAAAGCGCAACGCTGACATTGATTCTGGCGCTCTCAGGTTGCGCGTCCCAGTGTCCTGCCCCGTACAAACCGCCGGAAATGCCCCCGCTGCCGCCGGAACTGACAGTGGATCAGCCGAATTACAGCCAGAGACTGCTAGAGCTGTTCTCGCCGTCGGAGACGACGCCGACCAAACAGCCCGCAAGCTCGCCACCTGCGTCACCCTCTACAACCAAGTCCGTGAAACCCTAAAAGGAAAACCATGAACCTCACTCCTAACTTTACGCTTGAAGAGCTGACCCACACCGACCACCGCGAGTTTGACAACATGCCCGACGCTGACGAGTTGGCCAACCTGTACCGGCTGGCTGACTTCTTGGAGCAGGTCAAGGTCGTGCTGGGCAACAAGCCAATCATGATCAACTCAGCGTTTCGCAGCGCCGAGGTGAACAAGGCTGTCGGATCGTCCGACAAGTCGCAGCACCGCCGTGGTTGCGCGGCTGATATTCGGGTGCCAAGCATGACGCCAGATGAAGTCGTGACTGCCATCATTGAGTCTGGCTTGCCCTTTGACCAAGTGATCCGCGAGTTTGACCGCTGGACGCACGTGTCGATCCCTAACACTGAAGACAGCACACCGCGCTCGATGGCGCTGATTATCGACAAGGCAGGCACAAGGGCGTTTGCTTAATCAGCGAAGAAGTGCAGGAAGGCGACAAGCCCGCCAATACCAATGGCGGCACCTAACAGCAGAATGAAGATGGTCGTGATCATTTCATCACCTCCCTGTATGCCTTGATGGCGTCTTTCACATCGTTTTGCAACTGCTGAATCTGGTCGTGCTGTTCCTGCAACTTCTTGTACGACTCTTGGGCAAACTTAATCAAAGTCTCACGTTCCCATGTTTCAAACGCTGGCATCGCGCTTCTCCTGTAAAAGTTTTCTAAGCCACTTGGCGGCTCCAAGTTTTAGCCATTGCTGATATTCAGACTCAGTGAGCCGAACACCAACCGCCCTGCCGGACTTGGTCAGTTCAGTTTTTGGTCTGGGCATGGGTGCTGCTCCGCTGTTGTTCTGGTTAGAAAGACGTGGTTGCACTCTGTGCAGCGCCACACAAAACCTTGTTCCACGATGGTGCTGCGCTCACCATGTTGGCCACGCAGTTTTCCTACGAATGTTCTGATTGTTTCAAGCATTGTGTTCCTCCCATTTTTTGCATAGTTCTTTGACCTTGAGGGTCTTCTTCTTTTTAGCGCAGACTGCGCTCACGGATTTGTACTTGGCCTTTGCTTGCAAAGTCATTGGCACCGGCGGCTCAGGGTTTAAACCATGCCACCCAGCGGTTCCCAGCACGGCACTTAGGATCAAACGGTCAATCATGCGTAGTCTCCTTCTTCTGTATGCTCCAGCAGCCGTTTCTGCAAACGAGCAATTCGTTTTTCGTTGTACTGGACAATAGACACGGCGTACTCAACCGCAGCCTCTGCCTCCAGCTTTTTCACGTGGGCTTCACGTAACTCTTTGGCGATGATCTCTCTGATCGTTCTGACCCGAGTAATATCGCGTATAAACTTGCTTGATGCTTCGCGCCAGGTCATATCAGTACCTGTACTTAGGAGCACACGTCACATCAGCAACGACATCAGCGGTGTGGTTGTTAATTTTGCGTTTAGCAAAAATCATCACCGCCCGCAAACCAGAACTTTCACACTCCTGCACGGCCACAATCACTTCGTTGCGGCTCATAGAATGAATGTCCTTGTCCAGTATCATCTTCTGCTCCGCGCCGCCAGCAGAATCGCCCAAACTGGCTTGCCAAGATGATCCTGCCGCGCATCCGCTCATTAGTAAAAGTAAAAAATATTTCATGGTTGTCTAGCCTCCTGCAAGAGTTCAATGCGTTCACGGGATGCCCTGAGCGTGGTGTAGCGTTGGTGCAATCGCTCCAGCACCACCACACGTCTAGCATTTGCCCGTTCATGGGTCAGCATGTCCAAGACCTTTTGTTCGTCAAAAGTCCTAAGCTCACTGTTTAATTTTCGCCAAGTGATTTGCAACTTTGTCCTCCAGTTTTTTAACTAACGTCATGCTCTTGCTCAACTTGCGCCATGCGGCGTTGAAGTCTCGCTGGTAAATTTTCTGTATAGACTTCTCAGCCTTAAGCTGGGTCTTCCAGTTGTTCAAACGTACACTCATTTCAGTTCCTCCATTGCAATGTCAGATATGGCGCGTTTGTCGTGCAACGCACCCCAAATTTTTTCATCCACAGTTTTGCTAGTCATCATCACGTACACCCACACACTGTGTGCTTGGCCTGAGCGGTGCAGACGACCAATGACCTGTTCGTACAATTCCAGACTCCACGGCAAGGACAGAAACACCATGTGACAACCCCCAAACTGGAGGTTGAGCCCATGTCCTGCTGACTTTGGATGGACGAGTAGTAACTCGATTTGCCCAGCGTTCCAGCGTTGAATGGCGTCATTCTCGTCAAGGGTTTGGGCGTGGGGGTAACGGCGCTTAAGCTCTGCCAACTCCTCTTGATACGTGTAAGCAACAATCGTATTTGCTCTTTGATTTTCATTCAGTAACTCCTCAAGTCGGTCAAATTTATGGCTGCTGAACCACACAGGTGTCTGTGTCACAATGAACTTACCAGGTATGTCGGAGGCTTCCTTACGTGTGTCGTACACGAACCCGCTGGCCATCTGTTGCAACTTGCCGGTCACCACACCCCCATTGGCCGCTACAGCCTTGGCGTCTGGAAACTCCACCATGAAGTCGGCCTTCATCTTTTCGTAAGGCTTGCGGTCTGGCATGTCGCACCGCACTTCAATAACGTGCAACGGCGGCAGCTTGTCTTTGTAATCGCCAGCGTCCAAGACGTAGGTGGCCGGTTTGATGCGCGTCATGACATTGGCCAGCGCACCAACACGCGGTGCCCACTCACCAAACTCCTTGTTGATCAGCACAAAGTACTGCTGCATGAACGCGCCTTTGGATCGGCCAAGTAACGACTGGTCAACGATCTTGCACTGGCCAAACACATCTTCCAAACCGTTGCTGGTGAACGAGCCGGTCAAGCCCCAGCGGATGGTCATGGGGTCGATCACCTTCAGCAACGCCTTGAAGCGTGTGCCTGACGGGTTCTTCAAGCGTGTCAGCTCGTCAAACACAATGCCGTCAAAGTCCAGCGCCTGCTCGGCCAACCATTGGATGTTGTCGTAGTTGCTGACCACAATCTGCGCCTTGGAGCACAGCGCGGCCAGCCGTTCCTTGGGTGTGCCCACTGCCACGGCCACCGGTGTCGCCGGTGCCCACTTGGACTGCTCGACCGGCCACACGTCGGTACAGACGCGCTTGGGTGCCAAGACGAGGAACCGCTTGGCCACACCGTTGGTCAGCATGGCCTGCATGGCCGTCAAAGTGATGGCTGTCTTGCCAGCGCCCACCGGTGCCAAGATCATGGCTCGGTCGCGCTCATACAAGAAGTCAGCGGCTTCGTCTTGGTAGGGTCTAAGTTTCAAGGTATGCCTCTATAAAGGCTTGCGCGACTTGCGGGACGATGGCGTTGCCGTAGGCGCGCAAACGTCCCACTCTGGCGGGAGCCCCATAAGCCAACGGGAATGTGCTGGGTTCAACTGGGCGGGCTTTTCCGTCTTTGCAGTCGATCCAATCGGCGTTGGCCCAGAAGCCAGTTGTGCCGTTACATCCAACGTGTCCGTGCTGATCTTGCCGTCCCTCATGCGCCCCCCCACG